ATGTCTGTAGTACCAATCAGGAGCCTGCCTTCGATGCCACCTGCACACGATGCGAACGCGAGGATAGATACCCATGAAGCTGTGTGCGCCGAGCGATATGCCGGCATCAACGCGCAGCTACGCCGGCTTGAAAAGTGGTTCATCACGCTGATTACGGCGGTGATAGGCTTTGGCGCGGCGATCATTCTCAAGGGGGGCATGTGATGTATCCCAAGGGCTACGAATGGCTCGCCGATGTCGGCCAGCTTCCCCGCACGATCACCGAGGGCCTTTACCTCGTCGGCGTGCAAGAGGTTGTCGGCAAGGGCAGCAACAAGACCATCCTCGCATGGCGCGACCAACTTAACCTCGCCGGCGTCAAGATCGTCGGCTACAGCGATGACGATATCCCCTGGTGCGGCCTGTTCGCCGCGATCGTCGCGCACCGTGCCGGCAAGGACGTGCCCGAGGGCCCGCTGTGGGCGCGCAACTGGTCCAAGTTCGGCGATCCGGTCAGCATCGCCGGTCTTGGCGACGTGCTGGTATTCTCGCGAGGCGGGGCCGGTCACGTCGGCTTCTACGTCGCTGAGGATGCCACGGCCTACCATGTCCTCGGCGGCAATCAAGGCAATCGAGTGTCAGTGACCCGTGTCGCCAAGGATCGCTGTATCGCCCGCAGGCGCCCGCGTTACATCAACCCGCCAGCCTCCGTCCGGCCGTACCACGTTGCTTCAGGCGGCAGGTTGTCGAAGGATGAGGCATGACCAAGTATTGGCTGCGCTTTGCTGAGCTTGTAGTCTACGCTGTTGTAGCGCTGGGCCTACTTATCCTCGCGGCTTATATGGTCTATCTGGGTCGGACTGGGGAGGCCTTTGGCGCCGTGCTCGGCACTATTCCGGTGCTCGTGCAGGCCATGGGCCGGGTAAGCCAGTCTCAGGCAATGCAGTCAATGGCGGATGCGCTGGCCCAATCTACCCCCGCAAAAGGGTCGACCGAGTGAACGACGACCTGATCCTTGAGCTCGCAGAGTATTCCTCCGACCCTGTCGGCTGGGTCTATTGGGCCTTTCCGTGGGGCGAGCAGGACTGCGAGCTTGCAAATCAGTCGCCGCAGGACTGGCAGCTTAAGGTTCTGGAGGACCTCGGCAATGGCCTGCTTACCGTCGATGAGGCCATTCGCATCGCCCGTACCTCGGGCCACGGGATTGGCAAATCGGCGCTCGTGGCCTGGATCATCCTGTGGGCCATCTCGACCTACGAGGACACCAAAGGGGTTGTGACGGCCAACACTGAGAACCAGCTCAAGACCAAGACGTGGGCCGAGGTGTCCAAATGGCATCGCCTATTCATCGCGCGCGAACTGTTCAAGATGACGGCGACTGCCTTATTCGCGGCCGACCCGCTCCATGAGCGCACGTGGCGGATCGACATGGTGCCGTGGTCGGAGCGGAATACGGAAGCCTTCGCGGGCCTGCACAATCAGGGCAAGCGCATCCTCGTGGTGTTCGACGAAGGCTCGGCCATTCCGGACGTGATCTGGGAGGTTACCGAAGGCGCCCTGACTGACCGCGACACCCAGATCATCTGGATGGCGTTCGGCAACCCTACGAGGAACAAGGGACAGTTCCGCGAGCTGTTTCCGGGCGGCAAATTCGCCCATCGCTGGAATACCGCCGCGATCGACAGTCGCACGGTTGCGATCTCGAACAAATCCCAGATGGCTCAGTGGGTCGAGGACTATGGCGAGGACTCCGATTTCGTGCGCGTGCGCGTGCGGGGCATCTTCCCGCGGGTCGACGCGGAGTCTTTTATCGGGTTCAACCTCGCCAGCAATGCCGTCGAACGTGACATCGAGCCGCAGGGTGGGGCCGTGGTGCTCGGCGTGGACGTGGGCCGGTTCGGCGACGATCCATCAGTGATCTACCCCCGCTGCGGCCGCGATGCCCGGACGCGGGAGATTGAAATCCTTTACGGCCTCGATACCATGGCAGTGGCGGGGAAGGTTGCTGCGGCTTTCCTTCGCCACAGGGCGACTGTTGTCATGGTGGACGAGGGCGGTGTCGGGGGTGGTGTTGTTGACCGGCTACGTCAGCTCGCCATCCCCGTCATTGGGGTAAACTTCGGCGCCTCGCCGGACAACTACAGCGGATCATCCGTCAAGTACGCCAATAAGCGCGCGGAGATTTGGGGCGACATGCGTGACTGGCTGCAGGGTGGGTCGATCCCCTCGCTGGTGTGTGGCGAAAATGTGACCCTCGTGGATGAACTTACCGGCCCGAATTACTCGATGGTGACGAGGAAGGATGGCGAGGCTATACAGCTCGAGGGCAAGAAGGAAATGCGGGTCCGCGGGGTGCCCTCGCCGAACGCGGCCGATGCCCTCGCCTGCACTTTCGCCTACCCCTCATTCGAGTACGTCGCGCCGATTGGCGAGGACAGGTTGAAGCCAGCTGTGGCCGATGCCGAATATAACCCCTTTTCACACGCCGCGATATATGGTATAAACGCTTGAAAGGAGAACTTCTGTGGGCTTCCTGAAACCCAAAGTGCCCGAGCCGCCTGCTCAGGCCAATCCCGCTGCCGCGCCGATCACACCGCCCGGCACTGACAGCTCGTCCGGTATCGCCCCGGTCACGGCCTCGCTTATCTCTACGTCCGTCCAAGGCCTGAAGCGCCGGGCCTCGACCGAACGTACCTCGCTGATTGGAGGCGCCTAACATGGAAATTTCCGTCGCCGAGTCGACCCGCCTCGCCGGCGTGATGTCCGCCCTCGACCATGACCGCCAGCCGTTTGTGCAGTTGTGGCGGGAGCTGGCCAACTACTTCATGCCTAAGCGGTATGTGTGGCTGGAGACGTCGGCGCAACAGCGGGTCCGCAATGCCAAGAATCCCTACATCCTGGACAGCACCGGGACGACTGCGGGGCGGGTTCTGGCCGCCGGCCTGATGAATGGCATCACTTCGCCGAGCCGCCCGTGGATGTCCTTGCGCGTGCCGGGCTTTGACGATGAGGGCGGACCCGTCACCCTGTGGGCCGATGAATGCACCCGCCGGATGCTGCAGGTGATGGGCGAGTCCAACTTTTACAACGCCATGGCGGTGCAGTATCTGGACCTAACCTTCTTCGGCACTAGCGCGGTGCTGATCTACGAGGATGCGGAGTCCGTGATCCGCTGCTACAACTCGGCCCTCGGGGAATATTTCCTCGCGCAAGACGATAGCCAGCGGGTCAATACCTTTGCGCGCGAAATTTCCCTAACCGTTCGCCAGCTCGTGCAGTGGTTTGGTGTGGCCAATTGCTCGACGCTGGTGAAGAGCCTCCAGGCCAATGCCGACGGCGGGTCGAAATTCAAAACCGTAGTGGTGCAGCACCTGATCGAGCCGAACTTCCCTGGCTCGGGCGTGCCTGCGAAATTCGCGTTCATCGAAACCTACTGGGAGAAGGGCCAGACCCGGCTTGCCCTGGCGCGCCAAGGGTTCAATGAGGTGCCCGGCATCTTCCCGCGCTGGGAGGTGACCGGCAACGACAGCTACGGCACCTCGCCGGGCATGGACGCGTTGCCTGACACGATCCAGCTGCAGTTCGAGACCAAGCGCAAGGCGCAGGGCATTGATAAGATGATCAGCCCGCCGATCATTGCGGACGTGCAGCTGCAGCATCGGCCGACCGCGCTGATGCCGAACGGCATAACCTACGTGGCTGGGGCCAACAATGTCGGAGCCAAGCCGCTGTACCAAATCACCGCGCCAATCCAGGAGATCACCGAGGACATCCGCGACATCCGCGGCCGGATACAGGAGGTGTTCCATAACCCCCTGTTCAACATGATATCGCAGCTGGAGACCGTCCGCAGTGCTACCGAGATCGACGCGCGCCGGGAAGAGAAGCTCGTGCTCCTCGGACCAGTGCTTGAACGCTTCGAGAACGAGGCGCTTGATCCTGCAATTGAGCGGGTCTTCAACATCATGCTGCGCAAGGGGCTGCTTCCTGAGCCGCCTCCGCAAGTTGCCGGCAACCCTATCCAGGTGCAGTACGTGAGCATCCTCGCGACTGCGCAGCGGGCCGTTGCCGCAACGCCGACCGAACGCTGGCTGCAGGTCATCGGCAATATCGCGCCGATCATCCAGCTCCAGCCCGGCGCCAAGACGATCCTGAACATCCCGAATTGGGATGAGCTGATCCGCAACTACGGCATTGCCATCGGCGTCGAGGCTCGGAACATGCACACGCGCGATGAAGTCGCGGCCATGAACGACGCTGATGCCAAGGCAATGGAAGCCGCGCAGGGCGTACAAGATGCGGGCGCGCTGGTCCAGGCTGGACAGCAGTTGTCCGAGACTGATGTGGGTGGAGGGGCGAATGCGTTGCAGGCGCTGTTGGCATCATGACACTGAGAATGAGAATTGTAGGCGCGTTGGAAGGGCGGCAGGCGACGCCCGCGTGTTTCGTGTCCGGGGAAGCACCCGGCTACTCGCGGGCCTTGGACTCGGGCGCAGGGGCAAGCGCATATTGGCGCCACGGTTTAGGGGCCCGAAGGGCCCCGGACCCTGGCGAAGCCAATAAAGCCCCAAGCCTTAGTCAAGGTTAAAGCGATAGGGAGCGGGTCCCGGCACTAAACCGCGCCGGGCAGCACTATTGACCTCAGAGGACAACCATAGTATGCTAACCGAAGTCGACAAACTACTTGCCCAATGGGCTGACAATGACGAGGCCGAGGTTGATGAAGCGATCCGCGCGCTATTCCAGCACCGATCGACCCGCCGCCTGCTTTGGTGGCTGCTCCAGATCGGCCGCTTTGGCACCCAGCCCTTCGCGCGCAATGCACTTGACACCGCATTTGCGTGCGGTGAACTCAACGTCGGGCAGAAGCTCGCAGACAGAATTTTAGCAGTGGAGCCCCAGGGCTTCGTCAACTTGATGAAGGAGAATGCAGATGAGCGAACAGAGCGAGACACCGCCCTCGGAAACGCCACCGATCGAGACGCCGAGCGAGACGCCACCGGCCGCTGAGCCGTCGCTTATCAATGCCACTCCGCCTGCCGAGCCCGCGCCCGAATTCGTCCCCCTTGCCGCTGATGCGCTGCAGGTGCCGGAAGGCTTCGAGGTCGACGAGGGTCTGCGCGACGAATTCCTTGGCCTCGTCAACAACCGCGAGCTGTCCGAGGCCGATCGCGCTAATGGCCTCCTTGGCCTGTGGCAGAAGGGCCTGCAGACCGCCGAGACCCGTGGCATTGAGGCCTTCAACGCTCAGGTCGAAGTGGCGCAGAATGAAGTCAAGGCTGATCCTGAACTCGGCGGGGCCAAACTCCCCGCGACGCTTCAGTCGATCGGCAAGCTTATGGAAGAGTTTGGAACGCCGGAACTCCGCTCTCTCCTCGATACCACCGGCGCGGGGAACAGCATCCATGTGGTGCGGTTCCTCCACTCTCTTGCGGGGAAATTGACCGAGGGGTCAATCCAGCCGCCGGGCACTCCACCGGCCTCGAGTGAAGACTCGCGTGCCGCTCGTCTATTCCCCAGCATGAAGGGATAATTAAATGACTACGCTGAGCAACACCCATCCCACGCTTTTGGACCTGGCCAAGCGTCAGGATCCTGACGGCAAGATCGCCGATATCGTCGAACTTCTCGACCAGACCAACGAAGTCCTGATGGACATGGTTTGGGTCGAGGGTAACCTGCAGACCGGCCATCGGACCACGATCCGCTCCGGCCTGCCGACCCCGACCTGGCGCAAGCTGTACGGCGGCGTTCAGCCGACCAAGTCCCGCACCGTGCAGGTCACTGACAACTGCGGTATGCTCGAGGCCTACGCGGAAGTCGACAAGGCACTGGCAGACCTCAATGGCAACACCGCTGCATGGCGCCTGTCGGAAGAGCGGCCGCACCTCGAGGGCATGAACGAGGAAATGGTTCAGACCCTCTTCTACGGCAACGAAGGTACGGAACCCGAGGCCTTCACCGGCCTGTCGCCGCGCTTCAATGCACTGACGTCCGCGAACAACAGCGACAACGTCATCGACGGCGGCTCGAACGACACGGACAACGGGTCGATCTGGCTGTGCGTGTGGGGACCGAACACGGGCCATGGCATCATTCCGAAGGGCAGCACTGCCGGCCTTCAGATGTCGGACCTGGGTGAAGTCACTATCGAGAACGTGGACGGCTCGAACGGCCGGATGCAGGCGTATCGGTCGCACTATCGCTGGGATGCGGGCCTTACGATCCGCGACTGGCGCTATTTCGTCCGCATCGCCAACATCGAGCGCAGCGATCTGACGACCGACGCTGCTACCGGCGCGAACCTGCCCAACCTCATGTTTGAGGCCATCGACCGCATTCCGAACCTTTCGGCCGGTCGTGCTGCCTTCTACATGGACCGCGGCATCCTGACGAAGCTGCGGCAGCAGACGGCGGCGGGCGTGAAACAGTCGACCCTGATGACGGAACAGGTCGGCGGCATTCTGCTTACCTCGTTCCAGGGCGTGCCGATCCGCCGCGTCGATCAGCTGTCCGGTGATGAAACGGCGGTTGCAGCCTAATATGGTTCGGGCCACGATGTCCTAAGCCATACCAAACCTGAAGGAATTCTATCATGATTATGGACGAACGTACTGAGTTCTGCGATGCGACTTCCGTCGCTGCAGCCGCCGGCACTGCCCTTGTGGGCGATGTCATCGACCTGGGCGCCGTTGCGCGGGATATCGGCAATGGTCAGCCGGTCTACCTCGTGATCACGACTGCAACCGAGATCATCACTGGCGGTGCTGCCGGCACTGTCAAGTTCCAGCTTGTCTCGGATTCGACGGCCAACCTCGCCACCTCGCCTACCGTTCACATCGACACGGGCACTTTCGTGACCGATGACTCGGCGGCGAACTCGGCCCAGCTGAACGCTGGTGGAGTGATCTTCTGCGGCCCGCTTCCGCTGCAGGGGAACGTCTACGAGCAGTACCTCGGCATCCTCTGCGTCACTGCAACCACGACGACCACGGCAGGCGCGATCAACGCGTTCCTGACGCTCGATCCGACTGGCTGGGCGGCGTATGCTGAAGGAGCGAACTAATGCCTACCGTCAAGCTCTCCAAGATGTGGTTCGGGCCTGGCGGCACGCGTTATCGCGCCGGCACGCACGAACTGCCCGAGGCCTTTGTCGACCTGTTGCCCAAAAGCGCGGTCGTCGTGAAGGCGCCGGAGCCGGCTCCCAAGCCGGTCGCTGAGAAGAAGTAAGGAGACGGGACGTGACAGTTGCAAGCGAGACGCAAGTCTATAACATGGCCCTCAATGCCATAGGCTCACGGAACAACGTCACGTCCCCCTCCGAACAGAGCCGCGAGGCCGAGGTCTGCCGGCTGTGGTACGCCGCAGTACGGGACCAAATCCTCGCGGCCGCGTTTTGGCCAGAGGCGACAAAGTCGGCATATCTTGCTTTGACCTCCGAGCAGGAGGATACGACTTGGGTTGCCGGCGAGCCGATGCCGGGCTTCACTTACCTTTACGCCCAGCCTTCCGACCTACTTCGCCCGCAGTACCTTTCCTCGTTCGAGCCGTTCCGTGTATCGAGCGAAGGTATTAACAGCAACACTTCCACGGCCCTTCTCACCTATACCTACCGCAATGAGCTTGTGCCGTCGTGGTCGTCGGGCCTGCAGATGGCGATCGTCTACGGCCTAGCCGCAAACATCTGTATGCCTCTGGCGGGCAAGGCCAATCGCGCGAGCCTGATGATTAAGCAGGCCAACGATCTCGTGCTTGAGGCGCGGGAAGCGTCGGCTAATTGGAACGTCGAGGCTCAAGAGTCAGTGCCGGACTGGATACAGGCGCGCGGCTACGGTGTGCAGCAAGTATCTCGTTATGTCTACCCCTTTGGGGGCCTTCTTTCGGTGAACAGCTAATGTCGACCGACATCATCAAATATGCGTTTGTCGCGGGCGAGATTTCCCCGACCCTATTCGGCCGCACGGACCTGACGAAGTATGACCTTGCCATGGCTGAGGCGCATAACTTTTTTGTCGATTATCGTGGCGGCCTGTCATCGCGACCTGGGTTTGAGTTCAGCGATTTCGTGAAATCGCCCGAGTCCGATACCCGGATGCACGAATTCTCCTTTAACCCCGAGGTGTCCAATACCTATATCGTCCTGTTTGGCGATGGCTATATCCGCTTCCTGCAGGATGGCGCCTATGTCCTTACGACTGCGAAGGCCATCACCGGGATCAGTGGGAGTGTTGTGACGTCCGCCGGTCATGGACTGACGGCCGGAAAGTGGGTGAAGCTGTCTGGCATCACCGGCATGACCGAGCTCAACGGCCGAACCGCCGTTGTCGGCAGCCCCGCGGCCAACACCTTCACCCTCCTTGACCCCATCACCGGCCTCGCGATTGACACGAGTGGCTTCACGCCGTACAGCTCCGGCGGTCTCGCAACTCCTGTGTACGAAATCGTATCGCCTTATGCCAGCACCGATCTTCCCTCCATCGTCATTCGGCAGTACCGCGACCTTCTCCGCATCACCCACAAGGATCACCCAGTTCGCAACCTTGTGCGGTCGGCACATGACAGTTGGGCGCTGGAACTGGAAATCTTCACGCCGGCTATTAGCGGGCCTGATATTACCTCCGGCTCGGGCACAGCCCCACTTGGCACAACCTCGCCCCCGCAAAAGAATGCCCAGACGATCTTCTCCGTCACGATGGTCGACGCCAACGGAGACGAGTCTACCAATGGTAATCTCTACCTTCTTGACCCTGTAGTTAACTACACAGTATTCGAGGGGTCCGCAACTGTGGCCTGGCCGGCGATTGCAGGCGCAGTCAGCTACAACGTATATCGGTCCGTCGTCGCGACTGGGGGATCGCTACTTGACGGTACGCAGCTTGGCTACATCGGCGCGACCAAAGGCACCTCATTTACCGACGGCAACATCACACCGGACTTCTCCCGAGCGCCGCCGATCAAGAATGATCCATTTGCCCCCGGCCATATCAAGCGGATCGAGGTGACGACTGCGGGTTCCGGCTACACCGAGTTTGCCACTACAGTCACCATCACCGACCCTGACGGCTCCGGCTTCGAGGGTGATGCAGTAATCGACGCCTCGGGTGGAGTTGTCAATGTCATCATCAAGAACCCTGGCTCGGGCTATACCGCACCTGTCGTTGTATTCACCGGCACTGGTACGCTTGCTGCAGGCACTGCCGAAGTGGCGCCGTTGACCGGCACTTATCCCGCGCTGAGTGAAATCTTCCAGCAGCGCCAGACCTATGCCGCAACGGCCGAGCAGCCCATCACCGTTTGGGGATCGCGCTACAAGAGGTTCTCTAACTTTAATACTTCGGAGCTTGTGCTGGATAACGACAGCTACGAGTTCGACCTCGACACCGCGGCGATCGCCCCGATCCGCCATACGCTCGTGGCCCGTGGCGGTCTACTTCTATTCACTCAGGACAACATCTGGCTTCTGAATGGCGGTCGGTCGAGTGAACCCCTGACGCCAACCAATGCCCTTGCCGAGCCCCAGACCTACACGGGTATCACCACTCTCGCCCCAATCACCGTCGACACCGATGTGCTGTATCGGGAGGGCAAGGGTTATGCTGTGCGACTTCTTGCCTACAGTGAGCAGTCCCGCGTCTATGGCGGCGAAGATAAGAGCATCTTGTCGAACCACTTGCTCGGCCCTGGTAAAGACATCGTGCGCTGGGCTTACCAGGAGTCCCCGTTCAAGGTTGTTTGGTCCGTGCGGGAAGATGGCGCGCTGCTTGCCTTCACCGTGGTCAAGCCCGAGGATGTGTATGCTTGGACCCCCGGCGCAACTCGCGGGCGGTTTGTGGACATCATTGCGATCCGCGAGGGTATCTCCGACCGCGTGTATGTTACAGTCAAGCGCAAGATCAACGGCCATTTTGTGAAGTTTATCGAGCGGATGTCGCTGAGGGAATTCACCAATGTTGAGGACGCTTGGTGCGTGGATGCCGGTCTGAGCCTAACGCCAACCTATCCGGCCGCCGAACTCGTCATCACGGTTGTCGGTGATGTGTGGACCGCAACGACAGCGCCTGGGGTATTTGCCGCGGGTGATGTCGGCAAGTATCTCCGCGTGGCTGAAGGCATCTTCAAGGTCGCGACATTTGTGTCGGCCACTACAGTTCTGCTAACCATGTACGAGCAGCCCCTCAATTTCATCCCCGAGTCCGATGACACTGAGACGTGGCCGACCGCATCTGGCGAATGGACGCTTGATGCGGCCACCTCCACCTTCTCCGGCCTATGGCATTTGGAGGGCGAAGAAGTTACAATCCTCGGTGACGGCAATGTCTTTCCAAGGCAGACTGTGGTAAACGGTGCCGTGACAATCAGCCATCCGGTATCCCGCGCGATCATCGGGCTGCCTTATCGGTGCCAGGCTAAATCGTTGCCGATTACCGTTCCGAATGCGGGGATTGAGTCCAAGCGGAAGCGGATCGTTGGGGTCGGTGTGCGGCTGGATAAATCCCGGGGGCTGAAGAATGGCCGGTCGTTGGACAACCTCTATGCCGTACGTGAGCGCACAGATGAGCCAATGGGTCGGCCAACCCGACTCGTCAACGGCATGAAGTACCAGATGATTTCCACAAACTGGGATGAGAACGGGCAGACCTACTTCGTGCTGGAGGACCCGCTGCCCGTGACTATCCTGTCCCTCGTATTCGACCTGGAGGTGGGCGATGACCCAGATTGAGCCTATCCATGACCTGCCCTCGTTCGACTGGTCCGATCTTGCGCAGCTGGAAATGCAAGAGAACGGCCTCGACCTGATCCGCCAGACCGACCGGATGTGGCGGGTCGGGAATGTTGCGGTGTGCGGGTTCATCTGGCACAGCTTTTATCAGCCGCCGTGGATGTGGTTCGCGCTGGGCAAGGGCGTGACGCTGCGAGAGCTGCTCGACTTCCGCCGCTTGGCCGGCCAGATACCCGAGGGCACAACAACGGGCGTGCGGGTTGATCAGGCTGAGGCCCTGCGGTTCGCGGAACTGTACGGCTTCCACTACACCGGCAGTGATGTCGGCGATTATCGTATCTACAGGAAGGAAAGCTAATGGCTTTTGCGCCAGTTCTTCTCGGGGCGCTCGCGGGTGGGGGTGCTGCATTAGGTGGGGCCACTGCTGCAACTGCGGTTGCCATTGGCGGTACTGTGCTGGCCGGGATTGGGCAGTACCAGCAGGCCGCGTTGCAATCGCAGATCGCGCGGAACAACCAGAAGGCCGCGTATGCGAATGCAGAAGCAGCTAGTGCCGCGGCCCAGGAAAAACAGAAGCGCTCGGACTACGAGTACGCGGCATTGTTGGGGCAGCAGGAAGCGGCTCAGGGTGCATCGGGCCTTGACATTCTTGGCGCCTCGCAGCTTCGTACCCGCGCACTCACTGCCCGCATTCGCGGTATTGCGGCGACCGATATTCGGCGGGCGGGTGAGCGGGACGTTGGAGGTTACCTCGGCGATGCGCAGAACTTTGGCCTGTCGGCGAAAAGCTCGTCGTTGCAGGGCACTATTGCGCTTGGCGAAATGGCCGCCGGGATTGGCAAAAGTGTCGGCAATGACCCGAAACTGAAGAAGTCCCTTGTCGGCGGTGCCAAATCTCTTGTTAGCAGGATATTCTAATGCGCGTTCCAACTCGTATCAATCCGCAGACCGAACCCGTAGCCGCGCGGCAACCGTATCTGCAGGGGCAGGGCGCCGATTGGTCAGGCCTTGCTCGTGAAGTGCAGGGCATTGCCGGCGACCTCCGTGCGGACCAGCTGAAGCGCGAAGAGTTCGATCTCAATTCCGAGTTCGTCAAGCACACAAATCGGCGCCGGCTGGACTTTGAGGCGCGGACGCAGGTGGCCGATCCTGGTGCCGCGGGCTTCACCGAACGCCTTGCCACTGATTACGAGGGCGAAGATCAGGCCCTCGTGCAGCGTTATAAGGACCAAGGGTATTCGGAAGAAAGCACTCGGCGATTTGAGCTTCAGCTTGGTCAATTGCGCGGCACGATGGTCGGGCAAGGACTGGCGTTTCAGGGGCAGAGTGCGAAGGTCAACGGCTCAGTGCGGGTTGGGGAACTTGGCACTCAGCTGTCACAATACGCAAGTGCGCAGCCGGATGCCGTTGGCTCCTCGCTGGATGAACTTGAGCACAACATCAACCTGCTTCCGGGCCTGACCGCGCCGGAGAAGCAGGAAATGTTCCAGCGCGAACGGGTTGGCGTTATTATGGGTGCTGGTCAGGGCCTTGCACGCTCGCGGCCACAGGACGTAATTCGCGCGCTCGATCCCCAGTCGCTCGTGACGCCTAGTGTCGGAGGTCGCAGTGCCAATGCCTGGGGCAACGTCGCGGTTGATGTGGCGAATGAGTTTGGGCTGAATCCCACGGAATTGGCGGCGGTGATGTCGTTTGAGTCCGGCCTTGATCCTAATCGCCAGAATGCATCGGGCCACCTCGGGTTGATCCAGTTTGGTAAGGCTGAACAAGCGCAGTACGGTATCACGAAAGGGTCAACGCCAGAACAGTGGACTAAAGCGATTAGTCAGTTCTTCAAGGATCGGGGCCTGCAGAAGGGTGCAAGTATTGAGGATGTGTATAGCACGATCCTTACTGGCTCACCCGGTAATTACGACCGCGCCGACAGTAACGGCACGACCGTCCGCAATGCTGTGCCGCGGATTATCCGGGACCACCTGGCCGCGGCTGACGCCTGGCTTGGGCCGAGGGAACAGGCGCCGGTGACGGAGGCTACGTCTTCCGCTCCCCTATCTCCGATGGTCGCGGGTAATCTACCCCTCACAATCCAGAACCGCGCGCAAAATGCCGACGGCTCTATCTCTACTGTGCGTACAATCTCTATCGGCACGGATCAGGGGGAAGTTCTTATTCCTACTGTTGTCGATAATAAAGTTGTCAGTAATGAAGAGGCGATTAAGCATTATAAAGAAACTGGTGAAAACTTCGGAACCTTCAAAACAGTTGAAGATGCTGATAAATACGCTGAGTGGTTGCATAACCAACATGCTGAAGAACTGAACCGTGAAACAGGCAAAACCGGCATCCCCGCGCTTGACCTCATGGACGCGCAGCAGCGTGCGCAGGTTCTTGCCTGGGCCAAGACCGCAAGTACCCAGACCGATGCCTATGCCCGTGCTGCGGTGCAGGATAAGGTGGCAAATGAGAAGGCGGCGATAAGTGCTACTGGCCAGTCGGCAAATCCCGTAACTGATGCTGAACTTGCAGTGCTTGGGCCACAGGCGGCGTTTGTGAAGCAGGAACTTGAGGCGCTGCGGAAGGCCGGCCCTGCCATCTCAGGAATGCAGACCGCATCGGCAGCGGACATTATGGCGCAGGTGGAAGCGCTGAAGCCGACCGACACTGCGGCCTCGGATTTCCAAGAGAAGAACCAGGTGTATCAGGCGTTGCGTCAGTCTGCGCAGCAGAACATTGCGGCCCGCGATCGTGATCCTGGCGCGTATGTCATCGCGGCGTTTCCCCAGATTGCACAGCAGCTTGATGCTGCAAAGACGCCGGCCGATCGTAAGGCGGCCTATGGTGCGATGGATCAGGCGTATGAAAAGCTGGGCATTCCGCCGAGTAAGCGGTTCTACGGGTCTAACGCACAGACCGAGGCGATCGGCAAGCAGTATGAAATGGCCGGCCCGGAACAGAAGCTCGGGATTATGGAAGGGCTTGCGGCTGAAATGGGCTGGGCTGGGGCGGGCAGGACATTAGGCCGGGGCGCTGGGCCTGAGGTCGCTGGTGACTTCGCGCTATATTCCACCCTGCGCACACTGCCGACCTACCGCGCGACGTTCAGCCGGGTGCTTAAAGGGCGGGATCGTATTGAGAAAGACCCCGCGAGTAAGCCTTCCCCTGCAATGATTAACAGCGCCTTTGCCGGAGGAGTTGGTTCAGCTATTAATAACCTTGCGCCGGATGTCAGTAAATTATATAACGATGCAGCAGCTGCTCTTTATGTAGTAGACGGAGGTCGTACAGAGGCCTATAGTTTGACTGACCCGAACCTGTACAGGAAATCCCTGCGTGAGGCGCTTGGAGGCCAGCCCGACAACTCCGACACAGGTATCGTAAACAAGTCGCAAGGCCAGGCACGGGACTGGACTATCCTGCCGGCGGGTGTGACCGGCAAGCAGCTTGATGATTGGCTTGAGGGCCTTTCGCCTGGCGACCTCACGCGCCTGTCGGTTAACGGTCGGAAGCCAACTGACAAATCGGGCCGGCACTTGCTACTGCAAACGATTGTGGATGAGGGCGTGTTTGTGATGCTGGCGCCAGGGATTTATGGGATCAAGCTCGGGTCGGATGGTAAACGCGTTATGGATGGTAGAGGTCAAGGTTTTAGATTTCGTCTCGATAAACAGATTATGGATATTCGCTGATGGGTTATTTTGACGCCGACCACGATGTAGCTGTTGAGGGTACCGCGGGCGGTTCCGTCGGTTTCCTCGACAACGTGCAGCAGGGTTTCGAGCAACAGTTCAGGGTGGACTCGCCGATGGCGCTGCGGGAAGAACTCGACAATCGCTGGAAGGATAGCCTGCGGTTGCTTGAGGCTGCAACGGGCGAGAAGCAGGCCGCGCCTTGGGGCGAAGCGATTACCGACTACGCTCGAATGGCGTCGGGGGAACAGGTTGGGGAACCGGTTGGCCTGCCGCCGCAAGCACTGGAAATGTACCGGAAGCAGATCGCGCAGCTGAAGCAAACCGACGAACGTATCAAGGCGCTGGGTGATCCGAACATCGCCGACTTCACCTCGATCGTCCAGGACGTTGTGAAGATGCAGCGGGAGACGGAACAGCAGACGAATGAGTACTCCGAACGCAGTGGCGTCCTCGGTGACATTGGACAGTTCATCGGTGCAATTGGCGGCTCGTTCACGACACGCGATCCAGTGTCGCTGTTCAGCTTGCCTCTTGGCGGCGAGGGCCGGACCATCGCAATGCGGATTGGCTCGGAAATGGCGATCGGCGCTGCAGGCGTGGCCGCGACGATCCCTGACGTGAATGTCGGGCGCGAATTCGCGGGCCTACCTGAGCGCAATCCGATGTATGAGATCGCGGCAGGGGCCATTGGTGCGGGCCTGCTGCGTGGTGCATTTGAAGGCGGGGCCAAGGTCTTTAAGCATCTGCGTGGTGTGGAAAAGTTGGAACGCGATTTCGAGGACGCGCAATTGCGCTCGATGTTCGAGGCCCGGCCAGAAAGTCCTCGGGCACGGGCAGGGCTTGAACTGCTCGATGAACACGCAGCGCTAAAGGCCGCTTCGCCATACGGTGACAGTGACGCCGGCCTGCTGCGGTTTACGGCCGAGCTGTCTGACGTGGCGCGCGTGGTTGGTGGGCAGGCCGACACCGCGATCGTTCGTTTCCTACCTGAAATCCCGTTCGAGTTCGTGGAGCAAAACCTCGACTTTCAACTCGTGAAGGCCGAGGCGCCGGAAGTCTATGGCCGATTGGAGGTGGCACAGGCAAAGCTCGCGGAGGTGGATGGGCGCGTTACGGAACTGCAGACCGCAGTGGACAATCCGTCGCTGGTTGATGCTGTTGAGCGCATCGACGAGGCATCGGGCGGGCTGGTACGGAGCTTCGCTGAGGATATGCAGAACCCGATGCTGACTGCGAAGCAACGGGCCGATGCAGAAATCCGCGTGACGCAGATCATCGAAAGCCTGGGACCGGAACTTGTCGACCGCACGCTGCGCGATATGCAGATCGTGCCGCGGCAGGAATTGAAGCGGGCGCGGCAGGAGCGCAAGGCTGCGAACCGCCGATACAAAGATGCATACAAGGCGGTGGAAGTTGAGGTTGGAAAAATCCGCACGCGCGAGGCAATCCTTAAGGGAGTGAAGCCCCAGCCGGTAAGCATCTTGGACTATAGCCCTGTGCTCGGCGACTCGATGCGGCACGACGTTGTGCAGGCGAGGGCGACAGCGGTGGCTGAGGTGGCCGAAGCTGCTCCTGAACGGGCAATCAATCTTGTCGAAGATGATATGCCCTTTAAGGAAAAAGCTACTCAAACTGGAGAAGCTACTCAAAAAATCCCTACTAAAACTGTACGGGCTTATCACGGAACAGGTCCTGTGGCTTTTACTGAATGGGATTTGAGTAAGGCCGCTACAGGCTATGGTGGTGAGAAGGGAGTTTTCTATTTTGCTGAGGATCCTAAGGTCGCAGAGTTGTACGCAAGTACAGCAGCTGGGCGTTCCATGTCGTTTGAGGAGGGTGTTGCGCATACTGCTCATGTAAACAAACTTTACGATGATCTTTATGAAGCCCTTGTAGGAGATGATCTTCGGACATTTGAAGAGGCTTTTCCTCTCGGGGAACCTGTAACTAAAGCTGAAATTCTTGACGAGCTTCCTCCGGAAATTCCCGCTAAGTTGCCGAAAGGTTTTCTTGACCAGTTTATTGAGGCCTGGAATAAAAGTTCCATTGAGCCGGAAGAAAACTCCGGGGTTATTCGTCCAGTAGATATTGATATCAGTAACTTCCATGAAGTTGATATGAAAGGGGATATTTATAAAACCCATAAGTATGAGGAGGCTGTTGCCGAAGCAAAAGCCCTCGGTAAAGACGGGGTAATAATTCGTAATGTAATTGACGCCCCTTTTCAAGAGGACGCTTTTACTCCTTCAACTGTTTATGCGGTGTTTGATCCTAATGTTCATACAAAACCAGGCCTTGGTAAATTTGAGCAGCCTTTTATTGACATAGGGTTAGAGCAACCTGTTGATGCTAATCTTATTTATCCTATTACTATGGAAGATGGCTCACTTGTTATGATGTCTGTCCGAGATATGATGAAAGACCTTAATGAGGATCGAGCACTTGAGGAAGCTATGAGGATTTGTTCGCTATGAGTTTCAAGGACTGCATCGACACGGCGGTTACGACCGGCAAGCTGTCGCAGAAGAAAGCAGATGAAGCGCACTCGACGTTCGACCGTGAATATCAGCGCCTGCGGGATGCCGGTGAGGCTGAAGGTGCGGCTGCCACTAGTGCCGCACTGAAGGCTGTTGAGGCCACGACCACGTTGAAGGCCGAGAAGCGCTGGCAGCGGATCAACGAAATGCAGCGGGCGCATGTGTTGCATCAGCGGATGGGGGCCTCAAAAAATCCGGGCCGGGAACTTGAAAAGATCATGGAGGAAGTGGAATTCTCCTACGAGCAGACGCAGGCCTTTGCGATGTCCTACCTGGACCTCCTGATGTCGAAGTATAAGCCCAAGGCCGGCGGGTTCCTTGAACCAACTGCGGACATGGACGATGTAGTTAGGGCGATGAAGGGTGACGTGCGGTCGCCTGAGGCTAAGGAAATGGCCGATGCCGTGGCCGATGCGCAGGAGATGCTGCGGAAGATGGCCAACGCGGCCGGAGCCTCAATCCCCGAACCGGCTGATGGCAAGCATCTGGCGCAATCGCATGATCAAGTGCTCGTGTCCGCGGTGCACGAGGACCAGTGGGTCGGGGAACATCTGGCCGAGGGCGTGCTGGATTGGGACGTGATGCGGTTCGGTGGGAAGCGGATCGAGGTAGAAGATCGGGAAGCCGTGCTGCGCCGGACGTATCAGGGCATCGTGAATGACGGCGTGGATCGACAGACTCTAGGCCGACATACGGAACCCGGAGTGGCAACGCGGTTGAACCGCGACCGTTTTCTGCACTATGCTGATGCCGAGGCCTGGCTGACGATGCAGAAGAAGTATGGGGCCGGGAACTTCTATCAGCAGACGATTGGGCTGATCGACTCGATGGCGAAGGACATATCGCTGCTGAAGACGTTCGGGCCGGCCGCGGACTCGATGAAAGACTTCGTGATTCGTGAGGCGGAGGCGAAGGCAGGGGAAATCAACCTGACGCGCAAGCCGGGCGACCGGGGGTATGTGAAGGATACGAAGCGGGAGGTGGAAGTTTTTCGGGAAATGTACGAATTGCACTCTCGACATACTCCTTCGGCCGATGGCAACGCAGCAGTTGGTGCGTTTACTACCGTACGGACGCTGGCGACGAATGCGCTGCTTGGTGGGGTATTTATTCCATCGGTCTTTGGTGACCTCGCTAACATGAAAATGGCGCGGCACTTCTTCAACTTGCCAACTGCACGGGTGTTCCGACAGTACGCGCAGGACTTTATACCGACCAAGCAAAGCATTCAACAGGCCGTGCGGGGTGGCGTGATCTATGAAAATGCTACAGCACTGGCGACCTCGCGGATGCGGTACTTTGGCTCGATGGACGGTCCGCATTGGGCGCGGAAGATTTCTGACATCACGTACCGCACTGGTCTGGCCGCGCACCATACGCAGGTAGCGAGGAATGCGGAGGGTAAGAACTTCATGGGCCTGATGTGGGACCAGAAGCATCTGCCGTTTGACGAAGCGCCGCTGATGCCCGCGATGGTGGAAGCAGGGATTACACAGAAGGACTGGGACTTGTTCCGCGCGGTTGCAGAGCAGGATGTGCGGGGCGCAAAGTTCCTGTCGCCGGTGGATATGTGGAAGCGGTCGGAGTCGTCAAGCGAGCGGCGGGTTGCAGAGAAGTTCGGCCGGTTGATGCAGGAGTATATCCGCACGGCCGTGCCAAGTCCGAGCCTGCGATCGCGCCGGGCTGCAGGTATGAACACTGATCCGAACTCGGTGATGGGGCAGTTTGTGCGAAGCAGTGTTTCGCTGATGTCCTTCCCGATCGCGATCCATTTTAACCAGCTCCGGCGAATTCATGCGGCGCCGGGAGTGAGGAATAAGCTGAAGCTTGGGGCGCTATATTTCGCTTGGACCTTCGGCGCGGGCATGGCGATCACGCAGGCTAAGGCACTGGCGCAAGGGCAGAACCTTTACTCGCTTGATCCGACGGACGAGGATCAGCTTGGTGGGATCAATTGGGATTTCTATGGTCGCGCGCTGATCAATGGCGGCTCATTCGGCGTCCTCGGTGACTTCTTGTTTAATCAGATCGCTGTAGCTAACAGCGGTTACAAGCCCGGCACGCCCGTTGCGGAATACTTCAAGACCGCTGGTAAGGTGATGAACGACCTTGCGCAGGGTCGGCCCGTTGCCAAGGATGCCCTGTCGTTCCTCGACAAGAACATTCCGGACCTGTGGTATACTAAGCTGTTGGTTAACCGCGCGATCATGGACACAGTGCTGGAAGATGCGGACCCGGCGGCCTATGCTCGGAAAAAGGCGTTCGAGCGGGAGCATGAGGAGGGCTCGTGGTGGGGCATGGGAGAAGAAGCAAGTGCCCCGGACCTCAGCACATTATTCATGGAACGGTGAGCCCCGTTGACTTTTCAGCCCCTTTATGTTATGACTATGCCTGTGATTGACGAGGCTGGTATGGTTCGAGACGTGATGGCCGGAACCATACTAAACCTGTAGGAGAACCCGATGACGATTTCCACTGAAACGAACCTTGCAGTATATCAGGGTAATGGCGCGACAACGGTGTTCCCATTCCCGTTCTATGTGCTGGAAGAAGGGGATTTGGAAATCCAGCTTCAGGCCGCGGAAAGCGGCACGGTCACTCATACGTATGTTTCAGGGGAATATACGCTGAGCGGAATTGGCGATCCGGCCGGCGGCTCGGTTACCATTCTCGGCCCACCGATTACCTCGGACTACAAGTTGACGATCGAGCGGGTGTTGCCCTATACCCAGCCCCTGGACCTCGTGAATGAAACGGGGTTCTACCCGGACGAGGTAGAAAAGCAGTTCGACCGGGACGTGATGCAGACGCAGCAGCTCAAGCGGCTGATTGACGCGGCTATCACGGTGCCGAAGGGGGAGACTGGGTTCACCCTTCCGGCGGCATCGACGCGGGCCAGTAAGTACCTCGCGTTTGACGCCGGCGGTGATTTGGTAACAGTGGTGGGAACAAGCTCTGACCCAGCCGTTACGGCTAACATGCTTCGAGTTACTTCCCGCGCGGCACTGAAAGCGTTGAATGTAACCCTTTATGCGCTGGCCTTCCTTGACCATGTATCAGGCGGGGTGTTTAAGCTGCGCCAGGGGGCGATGCCGACTGATGTGCAGGAGGGAATTTATATTGCCTCCAATACCGCGACTTATTACTGGGAGCGCGATTGGGATGGTGTTACCGGTTATCTGGAGTGGTTCGGCGCTGTTGCCAATGATACGTCCAAACGAGCTGAAAATAATACGGCTTTCGCCGCGGCCTTTCTGTTATGCCCCGTAGTACAGATGCTCAACACGGACTACTACGTAAGCGCCCCTGTGGTCCCCGCCGAGCGGTCGCGGCTCAGGGGCTGCGGAATGGATTGGGATGGCACCCTCGGCACCGGCACTCGCATCATCACCAATCAGGCTAGCGGCGAGATTATCCTCATCGGCAGCAAGACCTACGATGGGGTCTCCAGCCTGAACACCGCTCCCAGGTCCTTCTATATGAGCGACTTCCTGATCACCCGCACCGGGGCCATGGTGGGCGGGGATGACAACGCGGTGGGCGTCTGGCTGGGCTTCTCGCTTGATGTCCAGATTGAGCGGGTCCGAGTGGGCGGGGCTAACACGCACGGCTTTGCCAATCGGGGCGTCGTGTTCGGCAAGCTCAAGGACTGCCGCGCCAAGCGCGATGTGGCCTGCTCCAGCGGGACGGACAGGTGGAATGGCTTCCTTGTGGATGGCTCGTACCTCATTACGGGCGCCGCTACCCTCACCACTATCAACGGCAACGCCAGCCTCTACATCGAGGACTGCCAAGCCGAGTGGAACCTTGCGGACACCACTTCGATCAGCTTCGGCATGTACTTCACATCAAAGGGCACAGATACCTTCGTGGACAATTTCGAGGTCACTGGCGGGCAGTATGGCATGGGCTGGGATGGAACTGGAGGCACCACCTCCATAAACTCCATGAACGACTGCCGTGTTCGGGGCGCCACCATCGACCAAACCACCGTGGCTTGTTACTACTTCAACAACCTCCAGCAGGCGGCCAATGTTCGGGTCATCGACGGCTACGGAGGCATAGTGTCCGGACGCGGCCTGATGATCCAGAACTGCAAGGGTCGCGTGGACTTCGATGGCGAACTCTACAATGTCCCCGGCACCAGCGCCACGGTCACGGTCATCGGGTCGCGCGGCGCCTCCGTCCGCTGCTTCTCGTGGGAGGCCACGGTCCATGCTGAGATTGGTAACAGCATCGGGTGTGACCTGGACATCTACGCCTCGAGCACCTCACGTGCAGCTACGGCTATCATCCATAGTCTCGGGTCCAACTCCCGCAACCGCTACAAGATGGGCGCTACGGGGGCAGCAGGGAAGATCGCCAGGGGCCTGTACAGCGTGGTGGGTTCCGCTCCCTACAACGTCAACAACAACTACAACGAGTACAACGTGACGGCGATCAGCGGGCTGGATGTGGTCAGCGCGACGACAGACTTCGCCGCCTCGCAGGAAGCCGCCAGTGTGAAGGTGGGTGTTTAGTAAAAACTCTAGGAGACAGCTAATGCGTAAAATATTGATTGCAATGGCCCTGGTGATGACGAGCGCGTGCTCGTGGTTGCCGAATGGTGTGGCCTCGTCGCCCGCGGAGATCGCGGATCAGACCGTGGTGGATGAGAAGATTGCCACTGGCGCTGAGGTGCTGTACACTACGGCAAGCACGCTCGGCAACACGCTGTCGCGCAACGGCTTGATCGACCGGGCGCAATTCCAAGTGCTGGATGAGCGCGCGTATCAGGCGCTGGTTGCGGTTCGCGCAGCATACAAGACTGGAAACAGCGCTGACTTCCTCACCGCCTACAGCAACCTGACCGTGGCCGTTGCCGCGATCCGCGACCTCAAGGAGAAGTGAAATGGATATTGAGAAGGTACTGAAAACGGCGCTGATGATCGGCGCGGACCTGCCGGCATACAAGGCACTGTTCGACAGTGTGCTTGACCTGTTCTCGGAAACGGATCAGGACAAGCTGAAGGCCGCTTATGTTGACGCAATGGCGGCGAGTGATGCGGCCCACGCGAAGGCACAGGAGGACTGATCGACGACCTTGGCCCGACGCTGAAACATTGCTCGGGCCTGCTTTGCGTAAGCGTTAGCTTCAAAATCTGTGTCGAACCTTAGGGGCGGGGAGTAAATTTCCCGCCCCTCATTGCTGATAAAGCGGAAGCGCCACGAGCCGTCGTCGTAATAGACCTCGATCATTGCACTTTCCCCATCGGCTTGTAGCCCTGACCGCTTTCCATAAATTCCTTCTTGATCAGCCCGGCCCGTTCCATGACCTCAAGTATCCGCGCCACATTATGCGCCGGCACACGGTCCTGAAGAAACGCCCACATGAGCTGTTCGGGTACGTGTTTGTTGCCGCGCCGCATGTATTGCTGGAAGCAGTAGTGGTAGCATTCCTCGATTGCCGCAGCATCACCTCCGGTCCGCATGGACTTGAAGATGTCGGGCATGAAGGTCTCGAGTTCCACAAGCCAATCCAGTGCCTCGACAAAATGGTCCACGGTGATTATTAGTTCGCTGTCACACGCGAGGGCCGCGACCATGCAGAGCTTGAGCAGGTGGTGTAAGCGTCGGGTGTTGTAGGATAGGAGCTTAGGGTGGTCGGGTGCGGGTTGTCCGCCTGATCTGGCCCAATCATTAATCGCCCCCATCGCCTCTTCGCTGATGCTGAACTCGCCCCAGGTTTTGTAAATGTCCGTAAGATCGGCCGCGAGGTCTTTCCACAGCGTGTCGGACTTTTCGCGCTCGGCGAATATGTCGGTGTAGAGGATTTCGGAGGAATAAACGCAAAGGGTGCGGGACATGAAACCGGTCTCCCAGGCGCCTTCCGGCAACAGCATGTTGAGATGCGTTGGGGTAGTGGCGGACAGCAGGTTGATCTGCGGCCGGGGAATTTTGATCGACAGGTTCCGAGTCCGGCGGGTCTCGGCATAGACCTTGTTGTCCCACACGTCGGTGAGGACGGACATGAATTCGCCATCCCAGGCCGGAAGAAATACGCCTAGCTCATTCGCGATAACGACAAGGGAGTTGAAGGTTTCGACTGGCGGGTTTGATGTCGGCCGGATGATCCGGCGCTCGGCGTTATCCAGCGCGTCGATCAAGGATGCCTTTGTGACTGAAGTGGGCGCCACGTGGATCACGTTCTCAGGCGACTTGATTTCCTCGATCAGGTCCATGACCGTGCTGGTGCAAACGCTCTTGCCGATACCGGCCGGACCGACGAGGATGATGTAGTGGTTCGGGTAGGTCTTGCCTTTGGTGGTGGATAGCCAGGCCTTGCGTTCAACAACCGCGCCGATGGCGAAGATGCCCGCCCACTTCGCGTAGATGCGCGGGGAACCGGAGTTCTCCATGAACGCGACAAAGCCGTCGAGGAAATTCTTTAGCTTGCGGCTCATAGGATACTCGGCTTAAAGCGGGTCTCGGTGCGGGTACGAGGGTCGGAGCCCTTCCACTTGATCAGGCCGTCGAGGTTTGCAGCCGACTGATTGCCCCAGGTCCAGCCGACCTTTGCTTCTGTAGGTACGACGAACTCTCGTCCCAGAGAAAGCCCAAGGGGGGCCTTGAGCGCTTCGAGCGCCCACGGGATAATTTCATCTTCTTGCTCTTCCGGAAACTGGAAAAGGATGCTATCATGTACTTGGATGAGTAGCTGGACACGGTTGGCCCTCCACAGGTTAAGAATGCCGATGTTGATCTCTTTGCCCGTCATGGACTGCGGAGCATGGGCGACTGCTTCACGGCGGGTGGCGGCCTCCTCGGGCCGGCCAAAGAACACCCGGCGGTCGCCGAACAAGGTCTCGATGTAGCCGAGGTTCGACAGCTTCCAGAACACGTTCTTGTGCCATGCGGGGATGCAGGGAAAGGCGCCGAAGTATGCGGCCTGGAATTCCTTGACATTGGCAACAGGGAACTTCGACTGCTTCGCCATGTGGCCGGGCTGACCGAGATAATTGCTGCCGTGCCCTAGCTTCTTCGACGCTTGCCTGTAGGACGAGCCGCGGTAGAAATCTGTCTCGGCCACGGCTTTGTCGTTCACGCCGTCCCACGGAAGCTGAGGCTGAACCATCTTGGTTACGATGGTGTGCAGGTCGCCGGACTCGCAGGCGTCAAGGTAGGCGCCGGCAAAGGTTTCGCCGTGTGACTCGTGGAATAACTCCCAACAGATCGCGCCGACGTTGCGGCTATCGCCCTGCTCTAGGTCGAGGTTTGCGAACTTGTATCCGGGGTCAGCAACGAAGACACTTCGGAGGGACTCAGTGATGTTCTGTAGATTAGTCCCGACATCGAAGTCATCTGCAGATGAACTGAACCGTCCGGTAACTGTACCAGCGATGTTAAAACTTGTCCGTAGACGGCCATCTGAGTCCAACGGCGTGCGAAGAAATCCGAGGGACTTACCCAAATCTCGGAGTCCGAGGATGTGATTGATGATGGGCTCGGCGATGTAGTAGAAGGAGAGAGCTTCAAGAGCCTCTCGATCAGACGACGGAGCATAGATGCCATTCGCGTTCCGCTTTTTCTGGACGGGAAGTTGCATGACCTCGTAGAGGAGGTTCTTGACCTGCAGGGGCGATGCCCAATTGAAGCCGCGGAGGTCAAAGACTTCGCCGAGCATATAGGACAGCTGGGCCTCGAGAATGCCCTGCTTACGCTCAAAATCGCGGATGACATCGCGGCGGCGGTTCTGGTTTATCAGCACGCCGCGCATGTTCATTTCGAGGACCGGGGCCTGGAGGGCGAGAGAGAATTCGTAGGTCCGGCGCGCGGTTTCGTCGATCGTGGCGGATAACTCGTTGAAGATTTCAAGGGTGAGGCAATTGTCGAGGCCGTTGTATACCCAGTGGTTTTCGTCGGGGGACAATTGCAACTGATCAAGTTGCGAGGTATCAATTATTTTTGCCATGTTAACTCCAGCCCGTATGTCGGCCGCTTCAGGTTGGTATGGTTCGGGACGGCGTGGCCCGGTATGGTCTAGACCTCAATGCTGCCCGACGGCATTTCCAGCACGGCGCGTTCGGCCTCGAGGTTCCGGTTGAGGGCAAGGTAGTCGGTGAAGGCTTCTGGGTAGCGGGTCTGAAGCTTGGCGAGAACCCTTGCCATCTCAAGTTCGATGGTGGTGTCGAGGGCGTCGCACGCGATCGCGATGTACCACAAAAGGTCGCCGAGTTCTTCGCGGAGATTGACCTCGTCATACAGCTTGCCGTAGTAGAGATACTTCTTGAGCGGGTCGAAGAACTCGCCGGCCTCGGTGGTGATGCCGATCGCGGCGTGGAGTAGGCGGCTGTCACGCTCGTTGCCGAGGGGGTTGTTGCGCGACTCGGTACGGGTGCAGGCTTTGGTAAAACTTTCCATGTCACTTCTCCAACAGCTTCTTCAACTTCTTAACTTGCTTCACCTCGGCCGCCATACGGTGAGCGATCTCGGCGTCGGTCAGGTCCGGGAATGCTTCGCGAAGCCGGGCGAATTGGGCGACTTCTTGCAACGCCTCGTCAGCGAATTGGGCCTCGCGTTCACGCTGTGCGCGTTCCTCGGCGGTTAGTTTTGTCATCAATTACCTCCTTCAGTCATGTTTAAGCTCCTTCGTGCGCATATGTTTCCACACAGGTTCATCGGAGTAAAGAGTACCGAGGAAGCCTAGGCCCTTGGGAAGCTCTGGCATATATGCGTGATGCATCAACATCGTGTCTTCAGTGTCGTGGCGGAGCCGCAGTCCATAGTACCTCCACATGACATGCATGTCATAGAGGCCGTTCTGGAACACGCAGGGGTAGGTGTCGAGCCAGCGCTGGACGATCTGTAGGGCCGCCACCTCTTCCGCGGGGTCGGACCAGTAGTGGTCATTCGTACCGCGGAAAAGGGGGATGACGATGGCGCTGTCAGGCGACGGGGAAAAGCCGATGCAGGTTATCTGGGTGCCGGCGGTTTCGATGTCACAAGCGATGCGGGCGGCGCCGTTGAGGTGTTGGGCCTCGTAGTCGAGGAGGTCGGCAAGTGTCGGATGCGTCCAGATCAGGCGGCGGGGCCGGCGGACCTCGGGAAAGTGCTGCTCGCGCGCCGCCTTCATCAGGTCGGCCGTTGCTACAGGTCTTGACGACCAATCACGAAGCACGGCTGCAGGGTGGTAAGTTGGCAAGACCTTATACTCTCGGCCCAGACGCGATGTAACACCGGGAGCTGTGCGGGCCACGGCCCCACGAACGGTCTT